TGGCGTAAAGAACAGGAAGAGATCAGGCATATTGAAATGATTAGTGGAGGCATAGCAGTGACGTTTATATCTCTAATTTTTGGGTGGCTCATGTGGCAACTACACGACTTGTCTGGTGGATTTTGATGGCAGTCATGCTGTGCGTTGTCGTGGGTGCTACATCAATGGCATACATCGAGACTTTGTATATGAAAGCCCAGCTCAAGAAAGAGATGAAAGAACTGCGTAAGCTCAAGCAAGAACTGAAAGAAAGCAAATGAGATATCTACTGTTGCTGTTACTGCTGCTCACTGCCTGCGATGATCGCTACAGATATTTTTGCCAGGATCCTAAGAACTTCCCTGCCAAGAGATGCCAGCGCCCCGATTGCCAATTCACCCAAGACTGTCCCGACTACCTCGTTGCCCCCATACTGGAGAAAACAATTGTCCAACAACCAGCCCAAGTTTCATCCGAACCGATTGCTAACCCAAGAGGAAATTGAGATAAGGGTCTGGGCCTTTGTGGTCCTGATCGTTACTTTCATTCTTGCTGGCATTGTGATGTTCATGCTTTACAGCTTGGCCTTTGTAGTCCAGCCTATCAAGAGCATGGCTCCCATTGACCAGGCCTTTGCCAAGATGTTGAACGATATCGTGCTATTGATAGTCGGTGGCATTGGTGGCGTGATGTCTCGCAAGGGTGTGCAGACTATTGCTGACAAGGTATCTCAAGCAAGTAACCCAACACCACCTACCCCGCCTGCTCCAGCTGCAGCGCCTGCAACATCTACCTGGTCAGCACCAGCTGGTGGTCTGCCTGCATGGGTTAACCCAGTGCTTGATGAGGAATGGAGAGCGCCACCTCCACCGACTACACCACCAGACTACGTTGATCCAGCCAAGGAAGAGATCGCACAAGAGCGCTCTGCTGCGAGGGCTGAGACATGATATTGCCAAACCCCTGGATGATCATTGGCGCCATTGTCATGGCCATCAGCGTGTACTTCTACGGCCACCACAAGGGATGGGCAGAGCGTGACCAGGAGATGCAGACAGAGATCGCTGCCAAGAATGAAGAGGCTCGAACTAAAGAGCAAGAGCTAACCAAACAACTTACCGACAACTCAACCAAACTGCTGGAGGCCAACAATGCCATCACTGAAAAACAGTCTTCTCTTAATCGTCTTATCCGCACTAGTAGCTTGCGGATCCAAACCCCAGGTTGTGTACAAACCAGTGCAAGTACCGCCCCTACCAGCGGAAGTAGCAGCCAAGCGGGAAGTGAATCTGATCGAGAGACTCTCCTTGCTATTGCAGAAATCGTTGCCCAAGGAGACAGGAACACAGCCCAGCTCAACGCCTGCATCGACAACTACAACAAAGTGATGGAGGCCGTAAATGTTAAACGCTGAGAAACTAGCCAAGCTGCACATCGGTGCTGACTGGGTTGATCCACTTAATGAAACCTTTGAGCGCTTTGGAATTTTTAGCCAGAATCAGCAGGCTACATTCATTGGCCAGTGTGGCCATGAGTGTGGAAACTTCAGAATCCTGGAAGAGAATCTAAATTACAAAGCTGTAACGCTAATGAAGTTGTGGCCTAAGAGATTTCCTACACTGGAGGTGGCCAATGGCTACGCTGGAAACCCTAAGAAAATTGCAAATCAAGTCTATTCTTCTCGCATGGGTAACCGTGACGAAAATAGTGGTGACGGTTATCGCTTTAGGGGTAGGGGTTGTATTCAGCTTACTGGTCACTCTAATTATTTCCACGCTGGTAAAGCGCTGGGCGTGGATTTTGTTATGGACCCTGATCTTGTTGGCACTCCTAAATATGCTGCCCTTACAGCTGGATGGTTTTGGTCTACCCACAAGCTCAATGCTCCAGCGGATGCCCTTGATCATGCCAAGGTAACCAAGATTATTAATGGCGGGACAATAGGCCTGGAGGATCGCATCAAGCATACCCAACAGGCCTTGTTAGTACTGGCCTAAGTGGCAGCACCCAGCGCAGCAATGCGTTGTTGATGGCCAGCAATGTGGCGCACACGTTTGGCCATGTCAACTGCCTGGATGGTTGAGTCATTGGCATCACGCAACTCACGTAACTTAGTCATGCGCTCACGTGGCTTGATCTTCTGACTGGATGCTATCTTCTCGCAGAAGATCTCATACGCATCTTGCCACTCTTCTAGTGTGGCGTGAGTACTGTGCGGTATATCTTTGCCAGGCAAGATGATTGCAAACTCACCAGCTGGTGCTGGCGCTGGTGGCTCGATGGCCAACTCTTCAAACGGTGGGTGATCAACGATCTCTACCTCACCAGTCTCAACATCTGGCGCAGTGAACTCTACAGCTGGTGCTGGTGCTGGCGCCTGCAATGCATCTAGCGGGTTGCGAGGCGTGATGTCTTTAGGTGGGCGCTTAGTCTCCTCTGGATAATCTTGCGCCTCTTCTGTACTTATCAAACCTTTTAAAACGTCAGGGTATGCATCACGCAAAGCGAAACCTCTGGCTCTCATCTGCAGCATTCGCTTGGGGTATGCCTGCCATGGACCCTGCTTGCCCCACAGGCCTGCACGTTTAGCATCTTCAACAGAGAAACGCACGGTGACTGGCGCCCTGCCCTTGCGCCTGGCCACACACACGGCCACTGGGTTTGGCGTACCCTCATCTTCAATGCTTTCCTCTACGCCCTCACAGACTGGGCTGGCCTGCACCAGCGCCATCATGGCGTCACCGTAAACACTAGGCTTGCCGTTGATCACAGCGATGTTTTGCAAAGCCTGCATTGGGGCTAGACCCATCTCCATGCCCCACTGGATACAGACCATGATGTCTTGTGGTTTGCCCATGTACTGCTTGGGAACCATGTTGCTGTTGGCCAGCATCTCGCTGAACTGTATGGCCTCGGTGACCGTAGATGGCGCAAAGCCCTGGCGATTAGTAAGACTGCTCATTTAGATTCCTTGATTGTTAAAGTTGACTGGCGTATTGAGTAAGCCTCTTTGGCTGGCACGATCTTCTCTGGCTGCGCTTTGTAGCTGCGAGTTGGCCAGCTGATGGTGTAGCCACCAGCGATGCCCTTGGTTGACTTGCCCATCAACTCTTTGATGCCATCTTCATCTGCAGCAATTGATTGCTCTAGAATTTTTAACTGCAGTTTGTTATCCATGATGCGTTGCGCCAGCTCGGTGGCCTCGGCATCTAGCAAGACGGTATCCTCTACCACTGGATAGGCGCCACGTGCGTCTGGCCACTTCTCGCCTGCCTGCGGTGGGTAGTAGTCAATCGAGCCAGTCTCTTTGAAGTTATCCAAGCGGGACTGGAAGTCTGTGGTTACCCTGGCGATGCTGTCCAGCGTGGCCTGGTGCGTAGCAAAGATAAATAAGCGCAGCTGAGTGCCTTTGTAGAGTGTGGCCAGCACACCCCACTTGGCCTGCATGATGTCCATCTGAGCCTGCAGCTGGATGGGACCACGCCACAGAGGTGGCGTATCTTCTGGCTCCATGGCAGTGAGCTTGGCCTCTAACACACCAACTCCATCGAGGGTGATCGAGTCCTGGCCGACAACATAGATGCCATTGTCTGGATCGCTGACGATAACCTGGCCACGGCCTTGGGCGCTGCCATCGAGGCTGCAGCATAGTGGCAGACTGATGTGAAAGAACGGTTTATCGTGATCAATGACAACGTCTGTCAAGAGTAGGCGCTTGGCTGCCTCACGCAAGATCAAAGGCTCCAGCTGGTTGCCCCAGTCCATGGATTCATTGCCAATGTCTGGGCGCTCTTTGCCTTGGATGGCATTGATTGACATTTCCAATTCGTCATTGGGCGTGTTGTACTTAGACATACCCATGACTGAAGATAAGCGGGATGCTGACAGCATGGTGTCAGGCGTTACTTTGTTGACCATTAAAGGACTCCTTGAGTTGATAGATGCGGATGATGCGGGCGTGAGCCTGCGGGTGGGTGGCCTCGGTAAAACCTACGGCCTTAAACTGCTTACCTTTAAAGACAGCACCCAGTACTGAAGGATGCATCTCTGCAGGCAGAGCAAGATTTTGTCTAATGTCATTGATGCTGACGCTGCCTTGTGCCTGGCAGATCTGTACGGCCAGCGCTCTCGCACGTGCCAGGAAGGTTGCATCACGCTGCTCAAATAGATTGAGCTGGGCGTCACGTATGGTTTGTCCTACGGTCATGCTTGCCCCTTAGTGTCGTGAGTGGTTTCTTTTGGGAACCGACACTGTTCATGCCAAACTTGTTCTGGTGCGTCTGAATAGTAGCGATCTCCAACTTCAAACAATCCATTACACGCTTGGCATCGATATCTGCCTTTTCCAGTTATGCACTTGCAGTTCTCTTGTAATTGGCAACATCTTAAACAACGATATGTCATGCTTGCCCCTTATTGAGTGAGCCAGACAACAAGCAAAGCCACGACACCAAGCACATAGATAGCTTTGTCGTAAGGCATTACAAGCAATTTAACTGGGGGATTTATCAATGAATCCTGGATGCGTAATTCATCGAGCGACATAGTGTGGCGTTTGGCAGGCTCATACCGTGAGCCTATAGCAACCTTGCCAGTGTTGTAGGGTGTGATATTACGCATGGCTAAACTCCTTGAGGTTGATGTTGAGACGTTTGATAAGGGCGTTAACCTGGCTGGCTGCCCACTCGGTGTTACCACGTGGGGTTTGAACGCCACGAGTAGACAACTCTGCAGCCAGGTTACGCAAGGTGCTGGCGCCTGAGATAGCAATCACATCACGCAGGGTTGGTGCGATGCGGTCAGCGTAACCGTTGGCACGTGCCTGGATGGCAGCATTGCCTGCTGCAGAGCCGATCTCTGGTGTTGGGCAACCCAGTACTACACCACGTGCTTTGGCTGCCTGCAAAGCCTGTTTAGTGCGCTTGCTGATCTCTTCACGCTCATGCTGGGCAACTACTGCACGTACACCGAACTCCAATGTGCCAGCGTTTGGCATATCAGCTGCGATGATGTCTACGCCAGCCTTGCGTAAGGTCAACAAGAATGCTGCATCACGTGAGAGGCGGTCAATCTTGGCAATCAGGATGGCAGCGTTGTTGCGTCTGCAGAGATCGAGTGCAAGCTCCAGCTGTGGGCGGTTGTCGATCTTGCCTGACTCAATCTCGGTGAACTCGCCAATAATGTCGGCCTCATAAGAGCTAACTAGCTGGCGCTGGGACTCAAGGCCAAGGCCAGAGTGACCCTGCTTGGCGGTGGATACACGGTAGTAGGCTACGTATTTCATTTGAACTCCTGTTTCTCGGTGGTTCACGATATCACTGTGATATCGCTTGGATGTATTCTAAACCTAAATAAATCAACTATTTTCTAGGTGTTTACCCTAGTGACGATTTAATTTAATTGTCCTACTGATATCATCGCTTGCATTGTGCAATCATCCTACATCAGACCATGAATAAAACACCCAAGCAGCCAATCTTTGTACGCATACGGCCAGAGACGTTGATCATGCTAGACCGTGCCTGCAAGGCGCAAGCACGTAGCAGATCGCAGATGATTGATATGGTCTTGCAGGAGACGTTGACCAGGCAGTATGCAGACCTGAGTGTGCGGTTGAATAACTTAATAGGAGCGCAAGCATGACACCCAAAGAGGCAACCAAGCTGTTAGACATTGTCAAAGACGGTGATGATATAGACGGTGAAGAGATCCCAGAGGAAGTAGTCATCGAAGCGCTAGAGTGGACAGACGATATCGAGGCCTACGATCCACCGTGTGAGGCAGTTGAGGCCTGGGTAGAGAAGATGCGTAGGATTGGTGTACTGTGATCACCACCATGCTGACAATTGATTTAGGCACACGCACTGGCTGGGCAGCACTCACGCAGGGCAAGGTTGTGCATGGATGGGTAGATCTCAAGCCAAAGCGCTTTGAAGGTGGCGGTATGCGCTTTCTTAGGTTCAAGCAATGGCTCGGTGAGGTAAGCGCCAGCGTTGGAGAGATCCAGGCGGTTTACTTTGAAGAGGTCAGGCGTCACCAGGGCGTGGATGCAGCTCATGTTTACGGTGGTTTGATGGCCACGCTAACTGCCTGGTGCGAACACCACCAGATCCCTTACAGCGGTGTGCCAGTTGGAACTATCAAACTACACGCCACTGGAAAAGGCAATGCAAACAAAGATGCCATGGTGGCTGCCATGCAGGCCAAAGGCCATCCAGTAACAGATGACAACGAGGCCGATGCCCTGGCCATTCTTCATTGGGCGATGGAGCAAGACACATGAGAAAACCAATTGGCATTACATACCCATTGAGCATTCTTACTGAGACACCAGAAGAGCAAGAGGCATTCAACCAGGTTGAGCGCAACAGCAAGGTCAAGCAAGAGATCTTGCGTAACCCAAGCAAAGAGGCAAAGCT